TGACAGAAGTGCAGCCGGTAACTCTTGGGCATTTGCTGAGGATTCTGCTGACAGCAGTTCTACTAACAGAACTCTATCACTTGACCACTTAGATGAGATGTTTAGACTTATCTGGACTCGTGGTGGAAATCCAAAGGTCATGCTAACTGGATATGACACCTTGATGAGAATACAACAACTTCTACAAAGCCAACAAAGGTTCATGGAAGAAAAGAGAGTAGTTCCAACATTCAACGGTGTGAAAGGTGTTCCGGGTATGGAAGCAGGTTTCATCGTAGCAACTTACAACGGTGTTCCAATTATCCCAACCAAGGAGATGGCAAGCGACGGCATCAGCAGAATTTACATGCTTGATACTGACTACCTATACTTTAGCACTGCAAAGCCAACACAATACTTTGAATCTGGTATCGAAACCGGAGACCCATTCGCCATTAACCGCCTCGGTCAAGAGGGACTTTACCGAACAATGGGTGAAGTATGGACAACTTTCTTTGGAGGTCAAGGTTCTATCCGTGACTTGAAGTGAGGATTGATGGAGAATAAGATATTAAGGAGATGATTAGATATGACAACAAGAACAGAAGTGCATAAAGGATTAACAATTTCGTATGACGATGGAGACTTTACTAACGGGACTGTAGATGTTCTACTAGACCTTGATTTGAGGACAGGAACACCAGTAGACGAAACCGATTGGTTAAATGGTTACTCCGGTGGCGACACTGGACTGACTACTACTTATCCCGGCTCATTGCAAGGATTTACTGCGAATAACGCTGATGGTGGCGCTGCTGGAAGTATGCGATTGGTAACAATTGCTTTTACTTTAGCAAATGCCGATGAGCAAACAATGGTTTTCACCACAGGAGTTTCAAAGGTTATAGGTATATTAGGCCAAACCTGTGCAACCGCAGACAAGACTCTATCCGCTACTTTTTCTAATGCAGGCACAGCGGCTTTCGCTAACAATGGTGGCGCACTTCCGTGTGTCTCTCTTCATGGTGAAGCGGCTACCGCAGGAACAGTAACAGTAATCCTACTAAACTGAGGTGAGTAACCTTGCCTACAGTTACATACATAGGTAACTACGCCTATAGGAAAGTGCCCGGCACAAAAGAGTTGTGGGTAAGAAGACAGACTCTTGAGGTAACTCAAGAATGGTTAGACACTCACCGCACTGCCATTTGCACTAACCCAGAAGTGTTCGTGGTCGAAGGCGATGCTAAGACTACACCGGGAGTAGGTATCACAGTAGACGAAGGTGGCGACGGATTACCCGATTCAGGCTGGACTAAGAAAGATATTACAGGTTGGTTGAAAGACAAAGGAATAACTGTAACAGGATATACTACTAAAGCAAAACTCTTGGACAAGGTAAAGACCACACTCAATCCACCGGCTCCAGAGCCAGTGGTTGAGGAGCCAGTGGTAGAAGAAGTCGTAGAAGAAACTATAACAGAAGACACTATCGTAAAGACAGACGGAGTTGAAGAATAATGCCGATAACAATAGACCCAAGACCACATGTATTAGGTGATATGCTTATGATAACAGGAACAGTTGACCCAGCAGGAGACACCGGATTAAGCGGTAGTGTCTCTTATGACGGTCTACTAGGCACAGTGTTTGCAGCGGGTGGACACTTGTTATCTAGTTTCGCTACGGGCGTTGTAGTTGACGGTAATGTTTCCGCAGGCGCAAACAGTATAACTGTCAAAACTATAGATGCCCGCACGATGTTTAACAATGAAGAGGATGTCTATTTCTTTGACGCAGGAGGGGTATTGAAAAGATTGGGAACTATAGGGACAAACGGTTTGACCGGCTTGGGCGCAACAACTATACCATTTACTCAAAAAACTCTTCACGACATAACTAATAACACAATTCTTAGAAAATTCGGACCTAATACCGGTTCGATAACTCTTAAGTCCGGTGATTTTTCTGTAAATGTCGATGATGTAAACAAAAGAGTGGTATTTACCCATGGTAGCGATTCTGCCACTTCTACTGATTCTAAGAATTTTGGTAGATTTTTTATTCTAGGTAGCAGGGCTTGATTCACCCAATGAGGTGATTTATTTTGGCTAAGTCAGTAACAATACTAGGCCCTTTCGCACAGGCTGATTTTAATACCAGCAGTGGTAAAACTGCCATACAAACTGCGATAAGCGATGCTATAGGTAGTAATACATGCGTTTCTGCTGACCCACAAGTTATACTTGGTAACATCTACATATTCGTAACCACTTCTTGAGGTGGTTAAGTGGATGCATTCGGCAATTTAGGTCTTGACGATATCAAGCGTTTACAAAAGCGTGGTATTCGCCTCAACGAATCATACGGTGCTTCTGTCAAGACCGATGAAGAAAGACCGTTAGAGGGTGTCACTCTTAAGCAGCGTAACCGTAACAAGAGCGCTGGTGATGTTTTGAACATTGGCAGTGGCACACGCTGTAAACACTGCGGTATGCTCTATTTTTGTTGGGTCGATAAATGCAGAACATGTGGTCAAGCAGTGGACTTCAACTTAGGAGTGAAAGAGCAGTAGATTTAATGATGTATCGTGATATGGCTTAGTTAAGGGGATGAGAGATGCCTGTAGTATTTTCACCCGGAGAGCCTGAAACTCGCCCTCTTGACCCTGATGCAATAGTCTACACTACGGCTCAAAAGGTAGCAGATTTACTTGGCATAGGCCCTAGTGAAGCAGTGGCGGCTAGCGCTAATTCTGTGTCTGATGGCGTGTTTGTCACTGGTGGCGATTTTAGAAATGTAGGATTTAGCGCTGGAGACACAGTGCTTGTTTACAGCGATACAGACCCTTTAGGCGTAGAATTAAACATTACATCTACATCAAACGGCGGCGCTAGTGGAGTCAAGTTGGTCACCGACACATCTTTTACTCACGGTAATTTCACCACAGCCGCAAACACCTTTGTCGAAAACCAAGCCTCGTTTACTAACGGCAAAACTCGTGGCATGAAAAGGTCAATAGTCGAAACCAGAATCAAAGAAGTGCAAGACCGGATAGACAATGTTACTCACAACGCTTGGAGGCCATACCTTGTAGCGGCTGAGTATCTTAACTTTGATACATACAAACCATACAGGCGTAGATACTTTACGGATTATGTTGGGACTACACCGTTGCTGTTTAGAAATGTTCAACAGATGCTAAGAATAGAAATGTGGCAAGGTGAGGATTACAGAGAGATATGCGGAGCAGAGGCTCGTATTAACATAGTTGATTACAATGAAGCATCTTCTTTTACTATTTTTATGTCACCCGGTGGGGGAGGTTTTGCTAAGTTAGCACAAGGGTCTGGCACGCAGCAATGGAGTGCTGCTTTTAGCAAAGTTACCACTGCTCAAAATATTGCAGACTTGATTAACAAGGAAAACAGAGTCAACCGTGGAAGCGTGTCTTTTACCACTAATACAGATAGTCCGGCTGGCACTACTTTTTCTTTACCAGACGGTTCTTCGCCTACAGGTTCTTCTGCTGTCAATCTTCACAATGAGTTTTTTGCATCAGCCAATGCTGATTATGGAAATGGTCAGATAAAGGTTACCAGTATGCAATTAGCAAAAGGCGGAGAGCAATCTACCATAGTGCTCTACGATAGTGAAAAAGAAGACAAAGCAATGACTCTAAACAAAGTCAGCACCGTCACTAAAGTCATGCAGCATGGTAGTGGTTCTTTTGGCGTTACGGGTGATACTGATTTTGCCGATTACGGTGTCGCCATAGCGAGAAAGGAAGGCTCAACAGATGTCACAGTATTCGGATATACCGGCAAAACTTTTTCCAGCACACTAAATACAACTGCTTTGTCAGGTGTTGTCAAACTTGACGGAGATGCGATAACTGATGGCGTAAACTATACAGTAACTCAGCACAAATTAGCCTTATCTTTGCAGGCAGCATCAGAGAGCATCATAGTAGATGCTGTGACCGGGGAGACCACAGTTGACAGAAGTAGCAGTGGTGACAACGCTAGATTGCGTGACTGGTGGATTGACCACGAAATGGGTATAGTTTATTTTAATAATTCATATCCTTTCTTTGAACACAACTCTGTTAAGGTATCTTACATATACGGAGAGAGATATGTAGAGAAAGCAATAGAAGAGGCTGCTACTAAAATGGTGGCGGCTGATTTGCTGATGTCGGATGACCGTAGCGTTTTGATACCAGAGGGCTCTCAGAATGTCGATTTAGGTTCTAAGATTCAGTTGTTCCGTAAAGAAGCCGCAGACATATTGGCCCGCTACAAAGAAGTGGTGGTGTTCTCTTAATGGTTGCTACATTCAAAGAACCATTGGAAACAGTCATTGACCTGTTAAAAGCCAATCACGACGCTGGCGCTGGCACAGGCTGGAACAGAGGCAACACTGACAATGTAAAGCCAGTAATCATAGATATTGCTAGCGAAGGCCCAGAAAGAGGTAAGAGACTAGATTTACAAAGGCACGACTACATACTTTGTTACGAAACGGCTGAGGAAGAGCGAGTGCCAGATTTGTTCTACAACTTCGTTACAACCCGTTACAACATAACTATCGACATGAGAACTGCGAGGGGTAGGTCAAGACTAAGAAAAATGGAAAATGAGATGCGTCGAATCATACACACTAGTCGTAAAGGCGACGGTGCTAACTTTGACCGTATGGTTTTGAAAACCAGAACTGATTTGTCTGACCGAACCAAGAAACTCTTTAGGCATACCTTTCAAGTAGAAGTTGTGATATTAGCGGAGTCGATACCATGAGTTTTGGTGCCCATTACAAAGGAGATGTCTCCGAAGTTGTCATGGGGCAGGAAACTAGTTTGTTTATTGAACACAACATACCACGGACTTGGACTGCCACTACAAGCAGTTCATCTCCAGATTTCACTGAAATACAATTTGTCGGCACGAGTGCCGCTGGGGACACGAGTATATTTGAGCCAGCCCTACCTATTTTGAAAATGCCTTTGGGCATGCTGATTGGTCAAAAAATGACATTCCATTCTTCTGCTGTCGGCACCAACAATTTTTCTTCTTACTATTACACTGATTTGAATAGCAAAGTCTACACTATAATAGACCACACACTCGATAGTAACTCTACTAAAATTAAAATTGTGCCTGCCTTAACACCATTTCAAGCGTCTGTCAGTAGCGGCACAGGCGATGCTATTCTCATTCATTCCGTCGGTTTACCGACAGTGCAAGGTGATACTAATTCTGTTATGAATACGGCAGCAGCACTCTCTAAAGAAGTCAATTTAATTGACGGTTTTATTGGACTTGCTTCGTTTATGACACTACCCGATACCAAAGTAGATTTGCACAGTTACTATGTCGTGGGCTTGGGCAGGCAAGTTGCAGTCCAACAAACAGGCAAAGTGCATCACATGGGTGGAGCAATCGAGATGCCTTTGCATAGCCCTAAATGGTTATTCTACAGTTTGGGTAGGGAGGTGGTTAGCAAAGAGAAGTGCGGAGACCGTGTGCACAGCACTAGTCCTGTGCCAACCATAGTAGCCTCTGTAGCGCCCGGTCAAGGTTATATTGATGTCTTGAGTGACGATGCGTCTAATATCAAATTCGGAACTACTGATGCATCCGTGGGTGATTACTTACTTATCAAAGACAGCACCTTGGTGCCCATGACCACTTACAAAACACCAACGCTTGATACTGACAAGTATTGGCCACATGAGTCGAGTTCTAATTTAAGCAGTGACGCTCATCATTTTGAATGGGCAGAGAGCAACGAGTGTAGAAGAATAAGTGCTATAGAAAGTTTAGGCAGTAAAAAATTTAGATTATATGTAGACGGTAACTGGCAGTTTGAACACACTACCGCTGATACATTAGAGTTGAGACACTACCGTGACGACGATTCTGACGGCAGCCCTCATGTAGAATCTAACCGACAGATTGACAACCATGTGCACAGACTGTTGTTTTCTGGTGATACAATACCGAGTTTCTGCTTAGAACATAGTGTCAGAACACGAGATGCTGGCTCGTTTAACGATACCAATGAAACCACTATCGCTCCGGGTGCCACAGGCGACACCAAACAACTTACTCGGATATTTAGAGGTTGTAAGATAGTTGAATACGAGATATCAAGCACTATTGATGCTGAGTTGAAGTATCGTGCAATATTCGACGCATTGTCTTGCTTTACTGATACAGGTAGACTAGAAGCAAGTAACAAGGGCGACAGATATACTGCTCATAGAATGTTTCAAAATACTGCCGATACTCTTAGAGGTAGGAAGGCATCTGGTATAGCCAAAGGCTCAGAAAAGCCGTTTATGTTTTACAACGGAAGTGTTACAGCGTTTGACCAAAACTTAGGATTGGTTAGTGCTTTTGAACTTAGAGGCAAGACTGGAGTAGAGGTGTTTCACACTATACAGAGCAATCCAGTAGCGGAAAGCGTAGACTCCAACGGTTTAAGTTTGAAACAAGTGCCGTATGGCGGAACTCGCAATGCCTCAGTAATAAGAGAAGGTAGGGAACAGTTTGAGATGGAGATGACTTTGGCACTTCAAGACGCTGCGTTATTTCACGAATTGAGGACTCACACACAGCGAGGCGGCGGCGCAATCAATTCTACTGGTGGCACAATCATGTTACACTTTACTAAGCCAACTACAACTGGTTCTGACACCACGCCTAGTATTAGAATAATTATAGACGATTACATTATCACTGATTTAGCGATACCTGTGCCTGACGATAAGGGTCTATTATTTACTACTCTAAAACTAAAACCACAGAATGTTAAAGTAATTAGTGAAGATACCATTTACCATTGCTGAGGAACTGACATGCCGATGAGAGAGAGAATTTCGCTCAACCCATTTGCTATATTCAAATTGCCATCAGTAATCGAAGAAGAAGAGGAAGAGGGTGGAGAATACCTCTTCGACCCAGAAGCAGGGCGAGCCAGTGATGACCCATTCGCTCACCTGAAACTGGAGGATAGCCCCTCGGAAGAGGCACTGTCCGACGAGGAAGTGAGTAAGTATGTCACAGGAGAACAAGAGTAAAATAACAATAAACGGTAAACCAATAGAAGTTAGTAAACGGCGTTTGACTTTTTATCACATTCAGAAAGTAGCCCCGCTGATGACTCATGGTAGCCTAGACTTTTCTGATTACTGGCGACATGCTTTTAGCCATTGGTTAAATTATACAAATCCCGACGGGCAATTTATAGAAATTGATATAGAAAGTCTATCGCCAGAAGATGGTAAAAAACTTACTGCTTTGTTACCAGACCCAAGTCAGGTTATGGAATGGTTAGTTTTTCGGCCAGCGAAGTCGGACAAATCAAGTTCTTCGTCAACGGGAGACCAGTGAGTGACCGGCTTCGCTTCCAAAAACAGGCAATGGAATATTTACTAATGACACACTACAATATGAACCTAAGAGATGTGAGAGATTTGAACATAAATGACGCTAAGCAACTTCTTTACTGGGCCCAAGCCATGCAAGGTGAAGAGCAGGCTGCTGAAAACGCAGTTTATTTGGGCTATGACTTAGTGGGTATCATGGGGGAAGATGAATGGTAGACGATAACATAGACCCTAAGACAGTAGAGTCGATGAAAAACTTTAGTGAGTATAGCAAAGAGGCTAAAGAGCACATGCAAGAGTTACAGCAACAAATGGACAAATTCACTAAATCAATGGCTATGACCAAGACTAATACTATTGATTTGACTAAGTCACTCAAAGACATGAGCAGAACTGAACCCATGCAACAAGGAATGGGTGACGGCGGCTCTGCCGTTACTGGTGGTGGTGTAAGCCAAGAGACTAATGTCACTGTCAATCTAAAAATAGATGTTAGCGGAGTTACTGATAAAACTGATAAGCGCACATTGGCTAAAGAAATAAGTGCTATGGTTAGCAAAGAATTGAAATCAAAGATTGGCGGCTCATTGGCTCAAAGTGGTTTCAACAGGAGTGGTTGAGTTGGTGGACGCTGGAGAGAGAATGCCAGTTCGCTTAGTTCAAGAGAACGGCGAAACTATTTCTCTCGATGCAACCAGCATAGACATAGTTGTTGAGCGACAGATTAGTAACTTTGGTATACCCTTTTTTGATGCCAAAAAGTTAGGTATAGATTTGAACCAAGCAGCGGTTGCTATAGAAATACAAGGTGTATTTGCTGACGACACTGGTCAAGAAGAAACTAGTAGCGCTGTTGCGTTTTTTGACTTCTATCAACCTCAGCAACTGTTTACGCCTAGACCCGACAGCGGAGGTGGCGGAGGCATGACAGGTGGTCTAATGCCATCTGCGTTCAATACTCAAGGTGCCATGGGAGTATCTGCTATAGGTAGCACTGGTCTAGGTAGCGGAGGCGGTTTTTCTGGCGGTTTCGGTGGTGGCTTCGGCGGAGGTTTGGGCGGCCATCCTACAAGCAGTTCTGACTTAGGCAATCGTATACTGCAACATTGGAGTAAAAGATATATTGACTTACCCATAGGTTATTGGGTAGAACAAGCCACTGTGCTAGATAATCCTGTAAAGTCTGGTTTGCAGTTATGGCTTAAGCCTGAAAACATAGTTGGCAACGAAAATACGACTGTTGAAACATGGAATGACGCTAGTGGTAACGGCAGACATGCTGAACAATCAAGTTCTGGATTGAGACCGTTTCATCGTGTAGCGTCAACAGGAGGATTGGCCGAAGTGGTATTCGATGGTTCTGATAGATTAGATATACCCTACACAGGCTTCCTTAACTCCGAGGAGTTTTCTATATTTGTGATTGCTAGGAATTTTTCTACGGGTGTTAGGCCAATAATCAAATCTGCTTCTGGTGGTTATTCGTTATCTTTTGACCAAGGTAACACTAGAGTAGTCGCTGGATGGGATGAGTCCGGCTCTACAGATACTCAAGTTTCAGACGCTGGTAGCAGCAGAAGTTTTAGCACTCAACTAATATGTTATACAATGGACGATACAAATGCTAACGCAGAAGCGGATACTGTAAAGATATATTCTCGTGGAGAAGAAGTTGGAAGTAAGTCATCGAATGTTGATTATACGCCTGCTACTAGCGGAGTTCTGTATATAGGTCATGATACTACTACTAGTTTAGACGGGGCTGTTCAAGAAGTTTTGATTTACAACAGGGCTGTTACTACAGACGAAAGAAACCAAATTGAAGGCTATCTCGCTAGAAAGTATGGATTGCATTTGTTAGAAGGTAAATATGAAGGGTTAGCACAATATTCTTACGACCATAAACATTTGAGAGTAGGGTTCGATAAAGAGTTAGTTGGCTCGGTGCAAGAGCCACACGGTTTTCTTAACCAAAGAAGAAAAACTAACATGGTGCTAGGCTCTATATCATCGGGTGCCGCTGTCTTACCTGTTACTGGTGGAGACCCAAGAGAATGGTTTGAACTTACAGAAAATAATAGAAATATGAGAATAGTGTTCAAAGAAAGCGATAGTGCTGCAAGTTATCGTAAAACTAGTGGCGGTCAAGAATACTTTGGAACAGTTACTGCTGTCACTTCTAATCAAATAACTGTTAATCTGTCTCAAGGTAGTGCGACTCATGCCACTGGGGACCAAGTTTGGATAGAACCCTTCGATTACGGAGATGCTTCGGGTTTAAACGGTAATGACTTATCTCCTGTTTTGATTATACCAGTTAAGAATGCTGATACATTTGAAGAGTCGGCTCTTCCAGAAAAAGCAGTAGGCCCCGAATTTCCTTCCCATCAAAACGGCTCTACTAGAGATAGCGGCGGTAGTCTAACAAGAACAGACGAATATATCGCTTACTTATTTTCCAAAGCAATAACTAGTGATTATATCACTTTAGGTAAAGCAGTCAATGCTGCTGGTAATCTCACTCTCGATAAAGCGTTTACAACAACTATCGGTCAATCTTCTAGTGGTCACAACTCAAGAGTTACCGTCACCCAAAGTCACGAGACATCTTTAGGTCTACTAGCAGACACAATAAACACTAATTTAGGAGTAGGGCAAGCACCCATAATCGAAGGTTTTTCTGGTGGCAAATCCGGTAAGAAAGTGAAAAGCGGTGGCGACAAAGCACAAGACATAATCGGTATACTGGCTAACAGCAACAACTTTTTGAATTTCCAACCGAGTAACAATATTGCTAAGGTTATAGATGTAGCCAGC